AAATGAAACTGCGACAAAATTAGGTTACAAAGTTAAAAGAGAAGTTGGTCTGTCTGCACAAGACATTCAGAAAGTTCTTCCAGAAATCGTATCACCTGCTCCGAAAGATAATAAATATCTAACGATCAGTTATGAAAGAGTTATTCCACTGCTCGTCGAAGCAATCAAAGAACAACAAAAGCAGATCGAAGAACTTAAAGCAGCATTGTTGAATAAATAAATATAATTTTTAGAGGAAACTGAAATGGCAACAACATATACTTGGAACGTCAATACAATGGACACCGCACCATCACAAGATGGACTAGCAAGCGTTGTAAAGGTTGTACACTGGCGATTGATGGCAAATAACGGAACTCATACCGCTGAGACCTATTCAACAGTGTCATTAGACGCACCAAATCCAGATGACTACACTGCATTCTCTGATCTAACAGAAGCGCAAGTCATTTCTTGGGTCGAATCAAAGTTAGACATGGACAAGACTAAAGAAGGTTTGGAAAATCAATTAGAACAACTTGCCAATCCGCCAATTGTTGTCAAGCAAGGTCCATGGACGGTTCCAGTTCTATCCGCAAACACTTAACTTTTTATGTAACTTGGAGAGAATCTTATGGCGCTTACATATACTTGGAAATTAAATAGTCTAAAGAAAACATCTGCTGCAAACCTCAGCAATGTTGTAATTGGCACAACTTGGCAATTAACAGGCACTGACGAAGATAACTTCTCGGGCGCATTTAGCGGCGCAACCCCATTTAAGGTTGCAGAAGTTGACCCAAACAACTTTATAGAGTATAATAGTCTAACTGAGGAAATTGTTCTTGGTTGGATTCAAAATATCGTCGTCGGTGGTTACAAAGAACATATCGACGAGCAAATCGGTAAACAAATCCGCGACAAGAAGAATCCAGTTGAGGATGTCTCAGGAAACACGCTTCCTTGGATCGTTTCGTAATTTTATATAACTGTAGAGGATATTAGACATGGAAAATGTACAAACTGAAACTTTGATTACACTTGAATTGAATGTGAATGAGGTTAATCTTGTTCTTGGTGCGCTTCGTGAATTGCCACATCGCGTCGTTGATCAGGTTCTAAACAAGATTATTGCTCAGGCACAGAAACAAGTCCCACAAATGCCACAGCAGAACGCTGCAGCACCACTAACTGCACAGTAATGCAGTAAACAAAACCCCATAGAAATATGGGGTTTTTTATTGATTTTGAAATTACCTAAATAATGAAAACGTCTCATTTTTAGGAATGTTCAATGGCATCACCAGCATCTCGCGAACAATTGAAAGATTATTGCCTTCGCAAACTTGGGTTTCCTGTAATTGATATAAACGTCGACGACGATCAATTAGAAGATCGAATCGATGATGCGTTGCAAAAGTTCCGTGATTATCACTACGATGGAACAGAAGAAATCTATCTCGCTCACCAAGTAACTGCTGGTGACATTGCGAATAGTTACGTTCAGCTTTCAGACAACATTATCGGTGTTACCAGACTATTGCCGATTAGTTCTGGATCAATCAGCTCATCTAGTTCTCAAGGATTTAACATCTTTGATATCAACTATCAAATTCGTCTGAACGATTTTTATAATTTATTATCCAGTTCTTATACTTACTACGTCATTGCTCGCGAACATTTAGCAATGCTCGACATGATTGTTACAGGCGAAATTCCATTTACCTATAACAAAAAAGTTAATCAAGTTAAATTGTTTATGGACTGGAATGGTCGTCTTGCTGTTGGAGACTATATCACTTTTCAAGCAACACGTATTGTTGATCCAACAACTTATGCGAAAGTCTACAACGATTCTTGGTTAAAATCATATACCGCTGCATTGTTTAAAATGCAGTGGGGTAACAATTTATCAAAGTATACGAACTACACACTTCCTGGTGGTTTGGTCGTGAATGGCGAAAAAATTTATACTGATGCTATTGCTGAAATAGAATTGTTGCATACTAAATTGAGAGAAGAATACGAACTACCACCTCAGATGCTTGTTGGGTGATGTATGGGAACGTCAGTATATTTTAACAATCAGAATGCTACGCGAGAGCAATTTCTGATTGAAGATCTGATTATAGAATCGATTAAAAATCATGGTATTGATATTTACTATCTGCCTCGTGAATCTCGATCATCACTAGATGAAATCTATGGTGATGATCCTGTCAAAGCATTTCTTAAAGCATATTCTATTGAAATGTACCTAGAGACGTTCAACGAATTTGGTGGCAATCAAGAATTTTTTGCAAAATTTGGTTTAGAATTTCAGAAAACAGCAAAAATTGCAGTTGCACGCAGAACATTTGAGCGTTATATTCCTACGTCTCTTAGAAATACTCCAAAAGAAGGTGATCTTATTTGGTTGCCTGTTCAGCAACGACTGCTTGAAATTAAACATGTCGAAGAAGAAAAGAATTTCTTTCAAGCAGGTAAGAAAGTACCTTACATGTATGGATTAACAATAGAAACATTTAAGTATAATGGTGAATTTTTTAATACTGGTATTATTGAGATTGATGAAGTTCAAGACACAACCTCATTTGCTGTTGAATATACAATGTCTGTTGGTGGTACAGGTACGTTTGAAGTCAGCGAGCAAGTATATCAGGGTGCATCACTCGCAACTGCTACAGCAACAGCGTATGTTGCGAATTGGAATAAAGTAACTCGAAAACTCAGCCTAAGAAATATCAAGGGTGCATTTGCAGTAAATTCTAACATCATTGGAACATTGAGTAATGCTTCTTGGTCTGTTGCAAGCGGCAATGTTCAAGAAGACGCCAATGATTTATTTGATGATAACACTCGTATAGAGAGCGAGGCTGACAGTATTATCGATTGGTCAGAAACAAATCCATTTGGATCAAGTGACGAATAATGTTATCAAATCAACACTTCTATCATAGAATTACAAGGAAATTAGTTGTTGCATTTGGCACACTTTTCAATAACATTCGTTTGGTCAGATATGACAAAGCAGGAACAACAGAAATCGAACGTATCACTGTTCCTCTTTCGTATATGGCAAAAGAAAAATTTTATCAGCGATTATCGCAAGCACCTTCACTTGAACGCCCTGTTCAAATAACATTGCCTCGCATGTCTTTTGAATTGCTTTCTATCACATACGATCCTCTGCGTAAACGAAATGTATTTTCTCAAGAATTCAGTCCAAGCTCGAATACGACAATTAAATCTGCTCATGTATCGCCATACAACTACAATTTTCAATTAAATCTTTTTGTACGCAACACTGAAGATGGCACTCAAATAATTGAACAAATTTTACCATACTTTTCACCTGATTACACATTAACTGTGGAATTAGCAGGAGTTGGTAACAAAGTTGATGTTCCCATTATTCTAGAATCTATTGACTATTCAGTTTCAGGTGATGTTGGCACGAGCGAAGAATTAAGAACACTGGTGTGGACATTGCAGTTCACAGTCAAAGCATATCTCTACGGTCCAATTAACAGCAATACAAAAATTATTCGCAAAGTTACTGCAAACACATATGACAGTAGTTACATTGCAACAGGTGAAAGACGAATTAATCTTACTTCTGGAACAGGTAATTATAAAGTTGGTGAACTTGTGTTTGAGGGCAAAACTATTCATGCTGCGAATGCTTCTGGATTCGTTAAGTCCTGGGATAATGTTGCGAATCAAATTATTATTACTGATGTTGCTGGTGTTTTGTTAACAGGCAAAAAAATAACAGGTGCAGTTACTAACACTGCATATACAATAAATACATTTGATATTAACGACAATCAGATTGTAAATTTAACTGTGACTCCAGATCCATCTACAGCAAACGCGAATGATGATTTTGGATTTACAGAAACTATTGAAGAATATCCAAATATTACATGAGTGACATTGATAATAAATTAAGTGACATATTAAATACTGATTATATTCCTGTTGTAAAAGACGACAAGCCTATAACGGTGCACCAGTCGCACACAGAAAATCCAGACGCAGATTACTCTCGCTCAAATTACTATAATCTTATCGAGAAAGGCAACGAAGCACTCGACGGTATTCTTGATGTTGCCAAGGAATCAAATCATCCTCGCGCATATGAAGTCGCTGCGAACATGATTAAAAATCTCTCTGATGTTACAGAGAAATTAATGATTCTACAACGCCAGCAAAAAGAACTACAGCCTAAAGAAGTTGCACCAACAAATATCAATGTTGACAAGGCAGTGTTCGTTGGGTCTACGGCAGAGCTGTTAAAGAAACTAAAAAATGAATTTTCCGAATAAATTTGTATAAATAAAGGTGTCGGTCGCGATATTACCAGTATCCACCGACTCTAGAACTGAATAGGAGTCCCAGCATGTATACTTATAATATCTCTAAAAAACTATGCGAAATTCTTAACATAGAATTTCAAAAAAACATTGTTGTTAGTGATCAAGAGTTAAATAAAATTCCAGAAGATGCTATAACTAATCCTCATGTAATATATTCTAATCTTGGCACTATCGCAGCTGCTGAAGCAAACAGAGGAAAAAAACGACCTGAACACAGCGCATTGATGAAAAAATATTATGAGGAAGGAAAAATTATTCCGCCAAAATCAGGTAGATATAAAATTGGTCATAAATTTAGCGAAGAAACTTTGCAAAAAATTGGAGAACGAAGTGGTGCCGCACGATTAGGCAAAAAAAGAGGTCCTTATAATATAGTAAATAGCCATAAAAATGAACATTTAACGCCAGAAATTAGAAAACTTATAGGACAAAAAAGTGGTGCATCGAGGCTCGGTAAAAAACGAGGACCATATAAAAAACATAAAAATGCGTAGTGTAATAAAGAATTATCTTGCTAATCCGAGATTAAAAAGAACGAACGTCGTTTTAGATCTTACGGAAGATCAAGTCCGTGAGTTTATCAAGTGTTCTCAAGATCCAATTTATTTTATCGAGAACTATGTCAAGATTATTACTCTTGATAGAGGTTTTGTTCAGATTAAACTCTATCCATTTCAGCGGCAAGCAGTTACAGATATCAATGACAATCGTCGTGTAATCGTAAAAGCAGGTCGTCAGGTTGGTAAGACCACACTGGTTGTTGGATATATTCTTTGGTATATTTTATTCAATGAAGATAAATTCGTTGCAATTCT